TGGTATAAGGTGATATTATAATGACATATGTGAAACCAACAGATCCAATTCTTTATACAGGAAATGGACCAAAGTTTACAATGTTAGCATCAGGAAATATAGATGCAGGTCAATTTTTAACATCTATAGGAACAATGAAAGCAATTATAGCTGGAGCAGTAGATAATGCAGTTATTGGCGTTGCTCAATATGATGCTGACCATGGTAATAATGTTACCGTTCTTGGTAAAGGTAATGTAGTTAGATGTATTGTGGAAGGAAGTAGTGTATGTGCTGTCGGAGATGATATGATGACAGTAGGTACAGAAGGTAAAGTATCTAATGCTGGTTTAGATGTTGGGTTAAAAATAGGTGTTGCTTTGGAGACCCAAGCTACAGATGATGGTACAGTTAGACTTTTATTAGTCTAAATTATGTATATAATGTATTAATGATTAAAGAGGAAATAACTATGAGTAAACTTACAAAGCTTTTAGAATACAATCATGCTGGAAACTCAGAAAGATCTAGATTAATGAATTCACCTTCATTTAAATCCTTAGTATTGGATAACCTTCCAAAATCACAGAAGGAACTACTTATTAGCGACGCTGAACATTCTAGTGAATTATTGCAAGAATCAGTATATGATACCATAATTGCAGGAGCAGAACCTGTTCGATGCATGAGAGAAGTTATACCAAATATAGCAATTGGTGACCATCAAATGAGAATAACATATGCGTCAGGTGCAGCAGTTTATGCGTCAGATGTAGCAGAAGGAGCAGCAATTCCTATAAATGTAGATACGTTTGAGACAGTAACTATCACTCCTAAGAAAGTAGGTGTAAGACCACTTATTACAAAAGAAATGATAGAAGATGAACTATGGGGTATGGTAGAGTGGCATCTTAATTGGGCAGGTCGTGCAATTGAGAATAAACTTAACCGAGATTGTATAGATGATTTCATTGCAGGAGTAACTACTACAGCAATGACTGGTTCAGGTTCTATGGATAATTTAGCAGTCACAAGAGGAACTGTTGAAGAAGCAGGATGGTTATGTGATAGTATGGTAATCTCTCCTGGTTTTGAAGAAGACTTGATTTCTGATGACAATTTCAACCAAGCCCAAATGTATGGTAATAATAGTATAACCCAAACTGGTAGAGTACAAAATATACTAGGTATGAAAGTACGAAGAATATCTGCTCTATTAGATGGAGCTACATATACATGGGGTGGCGGATTTGATGCTGCTAGTGAATATGGTTGTTTGATGTTCGATTCAAAAGCACCAGCGATGATGCTTGGAATTAAAAGAGATATATCTGTAGAAGAGTATGATGATCCAATCCATGATTTAGTAGGTATAGCAGCTACTATGAGATATGGTACAGGTATAGTCCACGGAAAAGCAGGTATTGCTTGGAAACAAAGTTAAACATAGGATAGAAATATCCTATCTTTTCTTTATATTTATGTTAATATGTTTAATATTCAAAAGGATGTGATTTGAGACAATGATTCATGGAAAAGGCACTCAGTACTTTCTTACTAAAACATATCAAGATCTCCGTGAAAAGGGACTATTAGATGCAGATGATTTAACTACTGAAGAAAAGTCTGATACAGATATTACTGGAGATAATGGTGGAGGACGTACAGACCCTGAAACTTATATATTGGAAGTCCAAGATATAAGGATTAAAAGGAAATCTACATCCAAAAAGGTATATGATATTCGGAAAACTGACCCTAGATTAGGTGATATGAATGAATAGATTAAGAGGTAATTAATATGGCATATACACCAGTTCTTGTAACAGAGACAGAATTAAGAAATAGTTTTACACCTCCATTAACTACAAGTAATATATCATCATCTGGAGCAGTATCTATAATAGAGATAACGGAGACATATATACAGGATGTATACTTTGATGGAACTATGCCACCAAGTAGTTTGGCTAAGGCTCCAGCATTAGCACTTTGTATGTCTAAAATTATCAATACAAATCCTAGTATATCTAAAGCACATAAACCAGTAGCATCATTCACTATAGATAATTATTCAGTTACTTATGAAGGTTCTAATTATGCAAATGATTTAACTAATATGGCCCATCGAATATTACTTTCACAAGATATGAAAGCAAGATCAAATTATATTATAAAATCTAATGGATGATATACAATGGAACTTAAAAGATGTAGTAATTGTAATGAGATGAAATCTTTAGATAATTTTCATAAGCGAAAAGATTCTAAAGATGGATATAATACTGGATGTAAATCTTGCCGTAGTAACAAATCAAAAGAATACTACAAACTTAACAAAGAGAAGATTCTATCAGGAAATAAAGAATATTATAATAATAATAAAGATAAACATAATGAATGGTGTAAAAGATATTACCAAGAACACATTTCATCTCTTAATAAGTATTATAAGGATTATCGAGAGAAGAATAAACAACACATCAAGGAATATCTTAAACAGAGATATGAATTAAATAGGGAAGATATATTACACCAACAAAAGATATATTCACAGACACCCAAAGGAAAATTAGGTAATGTAAGAAGGGCAATTAAATATAATGCAAGAAGGAAAAGACAATTAGGTTGGAACTTGCTTTATCTTAATCCGTTCTCTAATGACATAAGAGTAGTTGGACACCATATCAATAACAATGATATTGTTTATATCCCAGAAGACTTACACCAAATATATGCAGGTTATGATAGAGATACTCATAGAGAAATATTATATCCAATTATTTGTCAGATATATCCAATGGGAGACGATTAAAAATGTCTCATTATCTATCCTTGTTGAATACCACAGTTGCATTATATTCATCTTCTACATCTAGTAATTCATTAGGACAAACTGTAGAAACAATGGTATATGTTAATTCAGGTGTTGCTGCGAGATTAGTACCTATGTCTAATGAAATTAAATCTACACTACCAGGTAAGTTTGTGAATACAAAATATATTGCATACTTCCAACCAAGTGCTAATATTTCTGAAGATTATCAAGTTAAATATGATAATAACTATTATAAGATACTTGACTATATGACTGATTGTGAATCCATAACCCAAAAAGCATACCTACAAGAGGTAGATTTATAATGGGACTGACTTTAGAACAAGAGTTATATGATTTATTAACTAATAGTTCAACTATCACTGGTTTAGTATCTACAAGTAATATACGTATGGGGACACAGAAAACATCACCAACATCATATCCTTGTATAATTGTTACACAAGTTGGTGGCTCAGATAAAGGATATATTGGTTATGGTGCTACAGCATCTGGTAGTAAATTTGGTGTTGAGAATGTTAGTTATCAAATTGATATAATGAATCAAACTTCACCTAAAGAGAATGTTGATATCTATGATGTAATGAAAGTACCATTAATGACTAATGGTTATATGAAGACATCGGACAATAGCATCTTAGAACAAGAATTAGATGCATTCAGAAAAATAACTAGGTGGAGTAAAATCCAAGGGCACACTGACTAGGAAATGTGATGATGAATAAAATAACTAAAATTTGCATTAAATGCAAACAAGAAAAATCATCAGAAGAATATTACAACGATAAATATAGTCGTGATGGAAAGGAACATAGATGTAAATTATGTAGAAATATATATAGAAGAGAATCATATCTGAAGAACAAAGAAAGGGAAAATGAATTGGCTAAGATATGGAAAGAGAATAATAAAGAAAAGTGCATTAAAGATAGTATCTTATATAGGGAATCACATAAAGAATCAGAAAATAAGAGAGTAATAGATTGGAGAGAGAAAAATAAAGAACATTGGTTACATTATTTAAGTGATTATAATAAGGTTTATTTTAAAACTCCAAGAGGCAAGATGGCTAGAAGTAAAGCAGATGCAAAAAGAGGTAGAAATCTTGGATGGATTCAATTATTTGAGAATCCATTCCCTGATGATGTAATCATTAATTGGCATCATGTAAATGATTTAATTGTGGTTCCTATTCCTAAATCAATCCATAAAATGTATAATTCAAGTATTAGGGAAGATCATAGGAATAATTGTAATAAATGGTTAATGGATTTCTATGGAATAGATTTTAATGTATAAATACAAAGCCAAATGTTTATCAGTATATGATGCCGATACATGTACACTTTTAATTGATGTTGGATTTAATATACATATTAAAGAGAAAGTAAGATTATTAGGAATAGATACTCCTGAAATTCGTACGAAGAATAAACAAGAGAAACAATTAGCGTATGAATCTAGAGATTATCTAAGATTAATTCTCTTAAATAAGACAGTTAAGATAGAAACCACAAAGAAAGGGAAATATGGTAGATATCTAGTAACAATATATCTAGAAGATTTAAATATCAATAAGCATTTAATAGATAGAGGATATGCACATGAATACTATGGTAAGAAAAAGATACCATGGGTATTTGATAAATAATATCTAATAATATATTTATGTTCAAAATGTTTTAGAATATTCAATGACTGTAGAATTTATATATAGTCAATGTATTTGTATGTAATAAATGTCATAAATTTTATGAGGTGATTACCATTTCATTAATAACAGGAGAAGATGCACATATATTCTTTGGGGCAGCACATACCGCAGAGAGTACATTTGGAACATCTGATTTCTCTCTCAATTTTGACAGAGGAACAATAGAACAAGAGCTCGTTGGACAGACTGGTAATGAATTTGCACAAGGATCTTTATCGATTGGTGGTTCATTAACCAACTGTAAATTTGCTGCATCTGGTAACTCAACGTTCTTAGATAGTATCGTAGATGGTACTATAATAAAGATATCAGGAGGAATAGATGCTTCAAGTAGTTTAGACTTTGTATTCTACTCTGCTCAAGTAACGGGTTATAGTGTATCAATTGGAGATGCAAGTACAATATCAGAAGCTTCTATAGATTTTACTATCATGAATCCTAAAGATGTAACTTATACTTCACCTAAGGTGACTTGCTAATGACAGCAACAACGCCAGTTACCTATACAGGTAAAGACGCATCTATACAAGTTAGTGGATTAGCTGCTAGCGTATTAGGTGTTGGAGATTTTTCTTTGGATATAGATAGAGGAACTGTAGAACAGGAACTTGTTGGAGAAACTGCCAATTGGTTTACACAAGGGGCAATATCTGCCGGAGGTTCGTTAACCAATTGTAAGTTTGGTGCCACAGTGATTGATACTACACTTGGTGCTATTATAAATGGAACTCAAGTTATAATATCAGGTTCAGTAGGAACAGATAGTTTAACATTCTACTTTGCAAGTTGTCAAATAACCAGTTTTGATATAGCATTAGGAGATGCAGCAACAGTTACAGAAGGAAGTTTAGATTTCTCTGTATTAGATCCATATAATATAAATACTGTTGCAACAGTAAGTAGTGGTGTAGTTCTATCTGATGTATCTGCTTAATAGTATTATGTTTTAAGGGTATGATTTTCATATCCTTATATATTTATTTATAAGTTTATAATTTACAATTAACAGAGGTAATTATTAATGCCAAGCCAATCATTAGGTACATTATCTTTAAATATAAAGGCTAATGTATCACAATTCAATAGAGGTCTTACTCAGGCTAATTCTCAATTAAGAACTTTTTCTCAGAATGTTAAAGGAATGGGAAGAGGTGCAGGCCTAAAGGGTATGAGAACTCAAATGGGTAAAACATCCAAGAGTTGGGGTTCAGGCATGAAATCGATGCAAGGTGTAACTGGTGTTGCTATGGGTAATATAGTTGCTATGATTGCCCAAAAAGGTATGCAGATGATTACACAAGCATTCAAATTTATTATAAATACCTTTAAAGAATATGAATCAGCGATAACTAATGCTGCAGCGGTGAGTGGAGTATACGGGGCTGCAATAGATACTGTTAAAGAATCCATGTCAGAATTTGCTAAGACATTATCTAGAAAGTCTATATATACTATGAATGAAGTTGCAGCAGTAATGTATGACATAAGTAGTGCAGGTTATGATATTACTAATCTCATGGAAGAAGATTTAATACCAGTACTTAACTTTGCAGCAGCAACTCAATCTACATTAAAAGAAGCAACAGAAATGGTATTAGTAGCACTAAAACAATTTGATTTAGGGATAGAAGAATCAACAGAAGTTGTAGATATATGGATGGCATTAATTACTAATTCATTTTCTACATTACAGAAACTTCAAGCTGGTATGAAATATACTGGTACTATAGCAGGAACTCTTGGGCAAGATATAAGAACAGTGAGTTCAGCAATTGCAGTACTTGCAGATCTTGGTTATGAAGGAGGAAAAGCAGGACAATCTTTAAATATGATATTTACTAAATTAATTAGTCCAACTGAAAAGGCAAGAAAGGCATTAGATTCAATTGGAGTAACTTTAGAAGATATTAATCCAGAGACACATTCACTAGTTGAAATATTACATACACTTAAGGAAGCAGGATTTGATGCTGCTATAGCATCAGAAATGTTTAGGGCGAAGACAGCAGCAGCAGCAATTGCATTAGTTGATAATGTAGATGCTCTATCTGATTATGTTAATTTAACAAAGGAATTAGGTGGAATTACTGAATATGTAGCAGAGGAACAAATAGATACCCTTGATGGTTCATTAAAACAATTACAGGGAGCTCTAACTGAGGTTGGTAATTCTATAGGTGAAGACATTGCTCCTGCTATGAAAGGATTAGCAGCAGTCATAACAGATCATCTTAAACCAGCATTAGAATTCTTATGGAAGATACTTGTGTCTATTAATCCACTACTTTTCCTTTTTACAAAGGCATTAGAAACCTTTGGGGCGATGAAAGAAGTAACAGAAAGAGTAAATGCTGCAGCAGATGCTTTAGAGAAACTTAAAGAAGTAACAGAAAGTGGGATGACTATAATGGAAGAATATTCTGTTGCTATGGATAAATATGTTGATGTAGCAAAGCAAGAGAGAGATATAACAGAGGAATTATCAGAATTGAGGATGGAGGGTTTACAAGATACCCAAGAGTATATTAATTTAGAAATGAAACTAATGGAAGTTAGAAGAGAAAGATATGATAGTGAAACTAATTTAGTATCATCTGGAAATGAAATAGTAAATACACTTGTAGAAGGAAATGAACAAATAGCAAAAGCAATTACTTGGCATAATAAATTATCAAATGCAGAAGAGGGATTAAATGATGAGAAAAGAGGGAGAATACAATTAGATGAAGATTTAATAAATAAGGAGAATGAATTAGCAGAAGTTGGAAGGATATCTGGAACAGAATCAGATGAATACAATAAACTCATGAGAGAGAGGGGAAATATTTTAGATGATATAGACAAGTCACAGTCTGACCAAATTAAGTATCTAGATGATATAAATTACTATGAAGAGAAATATGCAGAGGTATTAAAGAATAGTAACTTTGCAGAGAGAAGAGCAATAGAATATGCAATAGAGTTAATAGAAACTAGAGGAGAACTTCTAGATGCACAAACTGCATATGATAAAGAGTTAATTCATTATAATAGATTAATAGATGTATCCATAAACTTTGAGAAACTCCACGAAGCAGCGATGAAACCAGTTCTTGAAATACAAGATAAATTGTTGGATGTAGAATTAAAACGATATAAACTAACTGATGATAGAATCTCTCAATTAGATACTATGTTTGATACTCTTGCAGAAGATGGAATGCTTACCCAAGATATAATAGATTCTTATACTGATAAAGAGAAAGCAGAAGGACAAGCAATGAAATCTAGAGCAGCACTTTCAAAGTTCCTTGGTAATCTAACAAATGAGGATAGAGATGCAGTAACAGATTGGATAGAAGCATATATAGATTCTGGTGGAGATATGGGTAAGGCAAATAGTATTATAGGTAAGTCATTATTAGAATTGAGTGGAGTTACTAATAATAACATTGATATTATAACTAATTATGGAAATGCTCAGATACTTGCTAATGAGACTGCAGAGACTCTTGCAAACACTATAGTTCCATTTACTGGTGATTTAGTTGAGAATGGAATTGCAACAAATGATGCTGCAACTGCATGGACTAAATATACAACAGGTCTAAATGATGACCAACAATATATCCAAAAGACAATAGAAATAATAGATGATATGAATGATGCAATAACAAGAACTATTAATCTCTGGGCAATAAGATGGCAAGCCCTTGATTTACCAATATCAGATTTCCCAGATTTTGATTATGAAGATGCATTGAAGGAAGGAGAAGTATGGAAGAATAAATTTACAGATGAAATTATCAATATGGATAAGGTTGTTGCTGATGATATTGTAGGTCCACTAGCAGAAGGGTTCTATCGAGTATCTGAGTTAGGAGATGAATGGGAATTTATTGATTATGCTGAAGCAGGGTTGGAAGCGATGAAACAATCTGTATGGGAAACTAATAGAGAGACAGGATATTTTGCTGATAAATCTGCAGATGCTGCCATAGTGTGGGAAGGATATATTACATTTATGGCAAGTCAGGGAGTATCAACTATGGATGCGATGTCTAGTAAAGGAATGACAGCAGCATTATCTATATTAAATATTGCAGGAAATGTAGGAAATGTAGATGAAGCCCTTAATAGTCTAGGCATTGATTTTAGAACTCTAATGAGTATATCAGATACAGCAGTAAGTTCATTAGGGGATGACTTTGATACTACAAAATTAAAGATACAAGGTGCTGATGATGCAATAATAAAGTTACATGAAGATTTAAAGAAGTTAGCAGATGATGAATATATAATAACAATACAACAGAGTGTTGTTGAAGCAGAAAAACAAGATGCAAGAAATGATGTTGCAGAAAGTGGTATAATTAAATATGTCCATGATATAAATAGGAAATGGACAGGAGATCCAAACAAAGCATCTATAATGGGATTTCTTGATTTTATTACTCCATGGGAAGGGTTAGTTCCTTTTGTACCAGGTATGCAAAGAGGAGGAATATTTAATTCTCCAACTCCAGGTATATTTGGCGAGAAGGGTGCTGAGGCATTGGTACCTCTTGAAGGAACAAATAAGAATAGAGGTTTAGGAATAATAAAGTCTATAATACCAAGATATTATCCAGAATTAATGTATCAAACTGGTGGGGTATTTGGAAATGCAATAACTACACCACAAGCAGATGTTACCAAGTCAGTAAATCTATATGGTGATATCAATATAACAGGTGTACAGAATTCGAGAGAAATGGTAGATGCATTCTTAAGAGAAATGGAAATTCGTTCTCGTGGGAGAATTTAATGGCTCTCATATATGATATTAGTTTTTCATCCTCAACAGATGGCCAATGGAATTTAACTAATGCAAATACAAATGTCGGAAGACTTGAATTAACAACCACAACAACCAATAGTTACCAGACAGGATTAATAGAAGTAAATGACCCACCATCTAGTTTATCAATAGGTGACACAGTTGATATTTCTATAAATTCATCTAATGAGTTTTCTGGTTATATAGCAAGAATTCAACATACCATTGGGGGAGTTAATAAATATAATGTTCAATTAATAGGTAAGACTTATGACTTATGGAGATACAATATAGATGATACTAGTATACATACATTAGATTATGCTTATACTACTGATTTAGTTCGTGAAATAGTTAGTTCTCAATGTGATGCTGAGATTGATTATTCAGATGTTCCATCAGGAACAGGAGTATTTCTTTCAGGTTCATATGAATTTGAAAATTATACTGTAGGAGATGCAGTTAAACAGATGTCTAATTATGATGGATATCAATTCTATGTAGATTCTGGTAATAAATTACAATATTATAATGTATCTGCAACTCAGTCAGTCACAATAACAGAAGAAGAAATAGAAGATTATTCTCCATTTCAACAAGCAGATGATAAGATGTATAATGATGTTATTGTTGCTGGTAATACTGTATCAGCAAGAGCATCATCCCAAACATCTATAGATGCTTATGGTAGACATTTATATAAATTAAATGAACAATCTATATCTAATGCAACAGATGCACAATTAATAGCAGATAATATATTGGATATATTTAAGGATCCAGATATATATGGTAATGTTACAATAGTTGGTAATACCTCTTTAGATATAGGAAAGAAAATTACATTAGATTTAACTAATATGGCTATATCTGGAGATCATACTATAAAATCATATACACATGTAATAGATGGTAATGGTTTTAGAACTAATATATCCTTTGGAAGGGAATCATATGATCCAACAGCAGATATTGCTGTACTAAGAACATCATTTGATTCATCATATAGAGGAATATTTGATGCAATTGAAGATGCAGCATCAGCAGTATCTACAGCAGATGGGTCTTTAGTATCATTCTTCCAAGATGATGAACCTTCAGCAGGCAATTCATCTATAGGAGATCTATGGTTTGATACTAACGATAAGAATAAATCATATGTATATAGTGGAAGTGAGTGGGTAACATCAAGAGATTCAGATATTGCTTCTGCAATAGCAAATGCAGCAACTGCTCAATCTTGTTATGATGAGAAGACAGAAACATTAACTAAAAATGGATGGAAGAAATATACAGAATTAACTAATGATGATGAGATAGCTACATACAATACTAAAACAAAAGAAATTGAGTATCATAAACCTATAGATGATGTGAAAGAACATATCTATGAATATAATAATCCAATGATTCATTTCAAGTCAAATAGAATGGATATAATGGTTACTCCTAATCATAGAATGTATTGTAATAAAAATCCTTGGTTGACTAAAGAGAATTGGAAAATATATACTGCCGAAGATATCTATAATTCTAATTCAAGTTGGCATATTAAATCAAGAGTTAATAGTAATACAATAAAATCAAATATAGATAATGATAAATTGAATTTATATAAATTATTAGGATATTATGTTTCTGAAGGTTATTCAAGAGAAGTATCTAAAAATAGTAAATATGTTAGGTTAAATCAAAAAGGAATAGATACAAGAAATAGAATGAAAGAATTATTGATGAATAATCTATCTAAATATAACTTTACAGAGTGTGTATTGAAAGATGACTATTATCAATGGACAAGTCATAATAAAGAGTTATATAATATTTTATCTAAATGTGGTAGGATATGTTATGAGAAAAGAATACCAAGAGAATTTATAGAAGGAGTAGATATTATTTATTTGAATGTATTATTAGATGCTGCAATTGATGGTGACGGAACAATTGATAAAAGACCAAATAGGAACTCTATTACATATTATAGTACATCAAAACAATTAGCTGATGATATTCAAGAGATAGCAATTAAGTGTGGTTATAGAGCACACATTATATTTTCACATAATGATAAAAGTAAAATAGGTGGAATATGGAGAGTTTTAATAGATACATCAGATAAAGAGAATCTTATAATTCAATCTCAAATGTGTGAGAAAGTATATTACAAAGGTAAAGTTCATTGTTTGAATGTCCCTAATCATATTTATCTAACAAGAAGAAATGATAAAGTTGCTATACAAGGTAATACTGCAGATGGAAAAATAGTAACATTCTATCAAGCAAGTCAACCTACTCCAGAAGGGGAAGGAGATTTTTGGGTAGAAACTGATAATGATAATTATCTAAGAAGATGGAATGGAAGTTCATGGCAAGATGCACGACATGGTGACTTAACAGCAAGTAATAATAATTGGGGAGATGTTACTGATGATGATGGACATAAACCTGCAGATGATGCAGATGTGGCTACCTTATATAGTAATACAAGTCCAGGTTCAGGTACACCACCATCTAACAAAACATTTACCAGTACTACAACAGGAAGATGTTCAGTGTTTATAGAATCTTGGATGTATGGTGGATCAACAGGAACAATTAAATTAAATAATGTTACATTAGGAACACTTGACCCAGGAGCAAGTAATGATACAGTACAAAAAACATTCTATTCAGATGATTTGGTAGCTGGTACTAATACATTATCATTTACTGGTGACTATCAGGATTTACATGAATTGACTGTGGTTAGGGGTAATGCTCCAGACCATCAAGAAGTAATTAATGTAGAACCAGAAGACCATCATCCAAATAAAGTCCATGGAAGTACAGATAGTTTTGCATTTGATGCTATAGATGTGTGGTATGTTAATAACTCAGGAGAAGATATTTGGGTATACCAAACTATTCTTGGGGACTGTGATGATGGAGAAGATTTTGATACTAAAATAGTATTGAGAGATGATGGAGATGTTGAAAAAGATCCACTATCTCAAGAATCTAAAAATGATTGTGGAGCAGGAACTACTACAAGATTTACCCATGCCCATTCATTTGTATGTCCAGATACATGGGATTATTTAATATCAGGTAATGCCCGATCTGTTGCAAGAGGTCATAAGGCAGTTATGTATCTAAAAACAACAACGTGATAATATGGGAAATGAAAGATTCGTAATAATTAGAAAAATTGATGGATTAAATCTATCCCGTGTAGATTTGAATAAGAGTAGTGAATATAATAATGATGAGTGGAAACGATATATTAAGGAGAATATATTAAATCCTGAAGATACAATTGTATTATTTGACAAAGATATTAATGAAGATTGGGACAAACTACATCAATATAAAGTAATAAATGATAGAGGTAATGTAACTGATACAAGACCAATTAAACATATCTATGAATTTAAGAAGAAAGTCCATACATCTAAAAAGGATATGACACTAAAGAAGAAACGATTAATATTAGATGATGAACTTACTAACGATGATATAAATATTATGAAAAAGGAATTAAATATGAATGAATTAGAATATCATAAAGATAGATATCCTAATGATGAATTTTTATTTAAATTAGAAGGAAAGAAATCTAAGTAATTAAATGTAATGATGTGAAATAGAATTTGGGATAAGAATGAAGTTATTTATAGATAATGGACAAGAATTCAAATATTGCCCCCAGTGTGATATAATTTATCCATACCCAGAAAGTTTATTTAATATAGATAATGCAACCCTTGATAAATTATGTGGTTCGTGTAGAGATTGCAGAAAGGAGTACTTCCACATACCCAAAAATTACGAGAAACAATCTATAAAGAAGAAACAATACTACGAAGATAATAAAGAGAGATTAACTCAATGTCATAAACAATGGTATAAAAATAATAAAGAAAAAGCCAGTGAGTATAGAATACAAAGAAGACAAACCCCTAAAGGTAAACTTGATATAAAAAGATATGTAGCTAAGAGAAATAGGAAATTAGGTTGGATTCCATTATTTAATAATCCTTTTCCAGAAGAGGTTAAAATACATTGGCATCATATTAATGATATGTTGGTTGTTCCTATTCCAATGTCAATACATCAACAGTATTATGGTAATAATCATAGAGAGAAATTAGAAATTATAATTAAGAATATGTATGGATTAGATATGTAAAATTGTATTAGAATTAGTTGGAGTAAATTAAATGAAATTAAATAACAATCATAAACATGAAGTACCACAGGAGGTATTAGATAAGATAATGGAGTCAATGGTCATAGTAGTATGTGGCCCAATGAATTCAGGAAAATCTGTACTAACTAGTGAACTTTGTGAATTATACCCTGATAAAAATATGTATGTCAATTTGGCATACGAATCTACTAGGGAAGTAGATGAAATCTTATATGAAGAGAGAGGAGCATTAGTATTACCAAATGATAAATACTTTGGAGTAGTAGCACCAACATTAGAAGATGATTCTATATTTGTCATAGAAGATGCAACATCTCTATCGAGGTCTCAATTATCTACTATGGGAAGATATATATACAATCTACGAAAACGTAAATGGATATTTATATATGTATATCATACCTTATTAAAATTGAGTAGAGCAGTACTAGAAGATATAGGAACTTTCCTTGTATTAAAAGGAAAACATAAGTCACTGAATCATACAAAGATAGGACATTATGTATTAGATAAACGAATGGTTATACCTATAGAACAGATAGCACAGAATATGAATGACTTTGATACTCTATATCTATGGCCTGATGGTACATACTATCTAAATAATATAAGGGGCAAAGTAGAACCTTATACAAGACAGAAGACTATATTCACTGAAGAAGATGAAAAGATATGGAGTTTATTCCTAGATACTACATTATCCTATAAAGGTATTGCTAATAAAATGGATTGCTCTCCTAGTCATGCTTGGCAAATATGTCATTCAAAGATACAACAACGTGAAGATGATGACTTCTTAGAAGAATTACCAAGGAATTTAGATACAGGAGGAATACCATCTGAGTATGCTGAGAGACAACATGGATATATTTATTATCTAAAAGGTAAATCTACATTAGATGGTTCATTATTAAAGGATGATGATAAACGTGAGAGAGTATCTAAGATATCAAAATTAGAAGATATTGGTAACAGAGCAACATCCACAATATGTGACCTTATATGGGATGTACTCAATGAAGAAGATTATGGTTATGATTCTATAGGAGTAGTACATAATCTATTAAAAGGACCAGATATATTCCTTATCCTTAATGGTACTAAGAAGATATCTATCGAGGTAAAGAACTACAACAAAACAAATAAACGTAAATGGTTGTATCCTAGTGAGATACAAAGTAAGATAGTTCCTAAGTTTGAGAAATATCCAGATGATAGACATTTATTTGTATTAGGTGCAGGACCTTCATATAAAAGTAAGAGAATATTATCTAAAAATAATATCCAATATAAGAGAATATCTACAAACCAATTACCCCTTAAGATAAGTAGAGGTAGAAGACACAATTTAAAGAATACTATAAGGATGTGGTTAGATGCTAATCTATAAATGTAAGTATATATACAGTATATTAATAACGTTACACTTTGCCTACACTTTTTTATTAAAAAGCGAAATGGCAGGTGAGAGATTTCCCTTATATTTATTTAATGTGTAAAATTATTAAGAGGATTAGAAATTATGACTTATATTACTCCTGTTGGAGGTAAATTATGAGTGCTCCTGAGTTA